GCCATAGCCAGCTTAAACTCGATGTCGCCCATGCGAACCGGGCGATCTATGAACAATAGCTTACCGTCAGCCGAAGTAATCTGCTCGCCGTTGTCGTCCACTAAAGGAATGCGTTCGCCCTTGGCCTTGGCTGTGACGTAGTCTGGATGTAGGTCGCCCTTTGACGGGTTCCACAAGACCATTATGTAACACTGGCGCATGATACGCTTGGCCCTGGCTGAGTTTCTCATAATCTCATCGAGATTGTTTTGATAGAAAAGAGCGTCTAGAATTTCCTCAGAAATCTCGGCTATCATTTTGTCGTCATGCTCGTCTGATACCGGCATAACAGAAAAGGCCGGCCGGTACTTAGTCAGCCTGGAAACATGCTGCTCGACCATATCGTATAGGTGCGGCACAACAAGCTTTGATGTTTTAGTCATGGTTGGCTGTTGGTTGTCGCGGTTAAGTTTGGTTCTAGTATCTTGGCCTTGGTAGTGTAGGCCTTTATAAGCCGCGAGGTTTTTTCTAATTTCTAAAATTCTATCCTTTGAGCTGCCGCGCAAAGATTCATAGTTTTGATTCAGCCAGTCAAGAACAAGCTTTTCTTGATCAGGCTTATCAAAAGGGAGTGTCCAAAATGGCGCTGGCGCCAAGGGCGCTAGCTGATCGGCATCCATTTGGTCAAAAAAATCTATACCCATATTTAGGCGTCCTTGCCGGTAATGGTTAAGTGATATTTCCTTCGCGCTCTGCGAGGTCTGCGAGGTCGTCTATATCGTCGTCAGCATTCCCTTGCTGGCCACGCTTAGTTGTAACCTCATTCATGCGCTTTTCTTCTTTAGTCCAGGCGTCGTCAATCGGTACGTATTGAATCGAATGGGTTGATTTTTCCATAGCCTTAATCGACGTTAAAGAGTCTAGCGCTATTTTTAATGAAAAAACGCTGAGCACCAAGGCTAACAGGGTGCCAGCAATTATCAAGGACATGGCTAATAGTGATATCACTTAGCAGGTCCGCGATACTTTGGTTTTTTTCTTAACTTTTTGGCGCGTTACTGGCGCTTTTTTTTCTGCTTTTTTTGCAACGCTCTTTTTTGTCGTTTTTTTCATTTCTTTAATCCTCAAATAAAGGGTCATTAAAAACTATGTCTAGGTCTTCTCTCATCGACCTTAGATCCTCACTAATAGAGTGCGCCCGAGGTCGGTCTTCTGCCGCCGCTTCGCCCGGCTCACCTTCGTCGTCTAGGTGTAAACCGGCCGCCGCATTCACGTAACGCCAACAATCAATTAAGTGATCATCACGCTTTGGCACCTGTCCTTTTGAATCTGCTATATAATTATCTAACTCCCATTCTAACATTTTGCAACGACTTGATATCGCTACTTTCTGTGTTAGTAGCTGATCCTTGATTAAAGAGAGGCCCTCTTCTTTTTTGTTTTGCGCCTTATTTGTTGGTGCAAAAAATTCATCAAAGCTAGACAGAGCTTCGACTTGAAACCATGTGGCCGCTTCGTCTGAGCTCTGATCCCAGACCCGGCCGCACGCTTCCGAGTCCGAAAATAAATCGAGCTTAATTCTTCGGATCTCCGGCACTATCCGGCTGGTTGACGAGTCAGCCTGGACGGTCACATACATTTCGTCGAGGTGATATATTTGCTGGGTGTAGACGTTGACCACAGAAAAAAGCACCGCAAAACAAGTCGCGTTACCGGGATCCGCCGTAACGTGCCACGCCAGCTTTTTGCGGTCTTTATACAAGCTAGAAATCAGAGTGTCGTGGGGGACTACGTGGTAAGTCTTATTAAACATAGGGAAAATTGACATCGGGCCGCCAGTAACGCGCTTAGCCGCGTATTCTACTTCCCAGGTGTAACCCTCGCCCCTTCTATAGAGCTCTTCTTTTTTATTCTTAAGCCACGTCCTATCAAGGCTAGGATTATACCAAGATGGAAAGTTAAAGTGGGCGCCGTCAGGGTTTACCGCAAACTCGTCTGCCATCACAAAGTACTGTGACTTGCTACCGCCCTTAGGGGCTGTTCCGGCTATCACCAAGGGCGCCTTTTTTGGCGCTAGGTTAGGGTCCATAGCTATATGGAACTCGGGCCTGAAGTCTTTAAACTCGTCGTAGATCATGATGTCGGGCGTGATACCGCGGTAGGCCTCGTAATTGTCTGATCCGTCGACCTTAATGAAGCTGCCATTTTTAAACTTCAGCCGCATCTCGGTATCGTTTGGAGGTCCGTCTAGGTAGCCTTGAGGGCCAAAGCCTTGAAGCCTTTTATTAGCCCATATAATTTCCTTCATTTGTTTTTGGTAAGGGCCAATATAATAACAGGCGGCACCGGGTTTAGTGAGGGCAAACCGCCACAGAATATAAGCGAGGATCTCGGACTTACCCCACTTGCGGCCGCACTCTAAAAAGATCTTCGACTTGCCGGCATAGAAAATAGCGTTGCCAACTAAACCCTGCGAAGCGTGCGGTTGCCAAAGATCATGGAGATCCTTGATGATTTTTGCGAGGTGTAAAGATGATTGCATTAAAAAGACAGTAGCCTATATGGCCACAGTTATCAAATAGACGCCGGTAAGGCTGATTTTAGTTTGCAAACTAGGCTAATTGTGGTCTTTTGAAGGTCGCCTTTGGCCCGGTACTAAAAAAAAGAGCCGTCGTGAGACAGCTCAATTTTTAGTGTCAGAGTTATCGACGTGGTTCACGAGAGACGACAAAGCCACCAGCACCTTTGTTGTCTCTCGTGAACCCTCCTTAAGTCAAGCCTAAAGCGTCGTTTCTCGACTGCCCTCTAACGAAAATAACAGTAGGGCTAGATAAGCTGTTGAGGATCTCGGTGCCGGAGTCGAAAGCTGTGACTAGCTTTGTGCGGCTTGCCCAAGTTCCCCATGGAAAAAGCACAGTGAACTAATTCTAGAGAGTGGAGACTCTCTATCCCAAGACGGGGGGGTAGGGGTAGCAATCTAGGTTTAGGAACTGGATCACTAGCGGCCGTAGGCCGGTCTTCTGACCGGACTAAAATGAGCGCTATTGCCTAAACCATGTCTACCTACCTAGTGCGGGTCTTTAGGTGCCAGCATGAGTCGCAGGTTACCTTGTCCCAGTTAGAGTCGTAGTGACCGATCAGCTTAGCGGCGTTTCTAGGCTGACAAAGCAGGTAACGCATAGCGCCAGCTCCAATTAGCTTGTGAACGGCTGTGGGCTGTCTGGGTGGGTTGGAGGGCATTCATTAATGCTAGCAGGCGCTACGTCTTTCGTGAAGCCTGCGGATATAAGAAAGTCGTCTACGTCCTTGAGTTCCTCCACCAGCTCTTTAAAGACAGCGATAGCAAAAGGGTTGTCAGAATGCGGCACGTAAAATATTAGGCCTTTTAATACCCGAGACAGCTTTGCAATTAATTCTAGTTCAGTCATATATACCCTTTAATTAAGTGGAATGATTAAATCAGATAATATATTAATTGTCCTGGATAAGCTGCACCGCAAGGGTGTGCGGTAACTATTTATTTAATTTGGGGGCGTATGAATCTCGGCTTAGGTTTAATTAACGGAGTATTATTTGGTACCGGCATGATATTAGCCGCGTTCTTATGCAAGGCTTTGCTGAACATAGGCTTTTGCGGGTAGGTAGGAAGTGAATCAACAGCATTATTTTTGGTCTGTGGCAGTGTCAAGATCGGGTTCGGGTTCGCGGTCGGGGTCGTGGTCGTGGGCGCATTCGCGGTCGTATTCGGGGACGGGGTCGCGGTCGTATTCGGGGACGGGGCCGTGGTCGCGGTCGGGGTCTGGGTCGCGTTCGGGGTCGTGGTCGTGGGCGTACTCGGGTTCAAGTTCTAAATAACCATATTTAAGGAGACAAAAAGATGCGGACGAAAAAAGTAGTCGAGCAAGAAAAGCAGGGACTAGAAGCCCTCAAGGGAGAAACAGTAACGCTTTTTTGTACCCGCTACATTTACACGGGTGTTCTGATCAGCGTCGACGAAACTTGCTGCCTGCTACAACAACCTAAGATAGTGTACGACACTGGCTCCTGGGATAAAAAAGAGTGGCTTGACGCGCAAAGCCTGCCGAAAAAAGAGTGGCATGTCATGCTGCAGTCGATAGAAAGTTTTGGTATAGCGAAATAACCCCGCTGCAAGAAACAATCAAACAAAAGGCTAGATAATGAAAAACAAAATCGAAGACATGACACGAGAAGAGATCCTAGCGCTTAGCGAAAGCCAAATTGAGTTTCTGATAAAGTTTAAATGCGCAACCGAGGGTGTGATCATGGCCGTGAGGCCGATTGAGCCAAGGGCGGTGGTGATACCAGACACTGAGCGCATACAAGCTTACACAGTAGACGCCTACGCTTTTGAAGACCAGCGCGATGCAGCTAAATACATGGAAGCACTGGCCGGGTTAACGGCTATTAAAAGAATTGATTACGACTACGAGACGGGTTCAGATTATAAGTACTTAAAACCGCTGGCAAGCTATGAACGCAACAAACATTTATGTATAGAGGTCGTCAGAACTTTTCCGGAGCACGTCATAAAGTCCCATGGCTACGCCATTAGAGAGTATAGACTTCAAAAAGAAGCCCACGATAAAGCTCTGAAGCTGTATGAACAAGAATCAAAAGCCGCTGAAGCAATCGCTGAGGAAGTGCGCGAGATACTAGATCGACATCGCAGTGACGAAAGAGAGTATGAGGGGTATCTAGCGAAGTTTAGAGAGTATATGGAGATTGCAAACCAGAATTTTGAAACAGCTCACGCTTTTTTTTCCAAAGTCGCGCAACCCACTCGCGAGACACTTGATAGAGTCATAGCGCAAATTAAATACTCTCAGCCCAGAGTAGAAATCACGGTGCAAGAAGGAGCAAAGAAATGAGTGACAAAAAAGAGCAACAGCCACAGCCCGTCAGTGAGCAGTTCATTAGCAAAAAACTAGTATGGTGTTCATCGCCCGGTTGGGAGCAAAAAGAAGTAATTAGCTATTATGCTGACACGCTGCATCTCGTTCACATCGATGACGGTTCATTTTGCTTAGAGCTGAAAGCGGGCGGTACAGTAGCTCGGCTACCGCTCGGTAATATGGATAAGTATTTAATATGATTTGTACAAACACTAAAGGAAAAATTATGAAGGCTAAGAAAAAAGCACCTGTCTCAAAAAGAAAGTACGTCATCGTAAGGACCTACTCGGCTGGGGTTTTCAGCGGAGAACTTGTATCGAGAAAGGGTCAAGAAGTGGTGTTACTTAACGCTCGGCGTATTTGGTATTGGACCGGCGCAGCGTCTTTGTCACAACTCGCGATGGAAGGGACGGCGAGTCCTTTGACGTGCAAATTTCCTTGCGAGGTTGACCGTGTAGAACTTCTTAACGCGATAGAGATTTTAGACACGACTCCGGCGGCGGAAAACTCTATTAAAGCGGTGCCGGTGTGGGAGGAGAAATAAAACTTCCCGGTGACGGTACCGGCCAAGGTAGCAGTAATGGTTCCGGTGTCGGCTACGGTGCATGTTTCGGCTCTGGTCTCGGTTCCGGTCAAGGTTCCGGTCAAGGTTCCGGCCACGGTTCCGGCTACGGTTCAGGCGACGGTTCGGGCTACGGTTACGGTTACGGTTTCGGTTCAGGCGACGGTTCCGGTTACGGTTCCGGTTTAGGCCACGGTTCCGGTCACGGCCACGGTTCCGGTGACGGTGACGGTAACGGTAACGGTTCCAGTTACGGCCACGGTTCCGGATACGGTTACAGTGATGGTACCGGTTTCGGGTAAAGGCAAGGAGTAAAGAAATGAAAAGTTCCGGTGACGGTTCTGGTGACGGCTACGGTGAAGGTGACGGTCGCGGTGACGGTTACGGTTCCGGCCAAGGTGACGTCTTAGGCTACGGTTTCGGTTTCGGTAACGGTGACGGCCACGGTTCCAGTGAAGGTAACGGTGCAGGCTACGGCTACGGTTCAGGTCCCGGTTACGGTAGAGGTACCGGCTTCGGTGACGGTGACGGTGATGGTTCCGGTGCAGGCAAAGAGGAGAAGAGTGATGGGTAGAGTTGATATGATTTTAAAAGAAAACCAAGAGCTTAGAAAAAATCTCCAAAAACTGCACCAGGTGTTAAAAGATATCCACGAAAAACACCCCGACTACGTCGATCACCCCGACGCGTACCTAGCTACACCCCAAGGCCACTCCCACATTTACGGTGTAAAAGACGGCGAGATTGGGGAAAAGTTTATTTACGTCTGCATGGACTGTGGGCACGTCAAAGGGTGAGGTCTAACCCCGAGCCACTACCCTCTTTTTCTACCGCTGCCGGGTGGTCTTTCCCATTTTTATACACCCCAGCATCTTTCCACCGTAGTCCTTTGTAGCTCATATTACCCTGATACTTGTAGTGCCGCTGCCGGTAGTCTGGTAGGCAGCGTTTTACTCCTTGTGAAAATTTCATCTGAGAATATTTGTACGTGTCCCCGGTGCTTTGTTGGTGGGACCTAAACTGATTAAAAAGTGAAGTGCTAGAAAGTCTTTCGCCGGTGTCTAGGCTGCAGATGTCTACGTGTGAACCAAACCACGAGCCGATAGAATCCGAGTCGTGTTTATAGTCTTGTAGCTCTTGCTTTACGGCTTCGGCTTCTAGCAGGTAGCTGCGTTTTTTCAGAGCCCCCCACGCTGCATATACTCTGTTAAATATGCCGGGGGTTTCCTCTAGTAGTTTTTTCTTTAGGGTGTAGTCACGCTCGGTGTCGCCAAATTTGGCGTCAAAAGGTACGACGACAATGCGGCGAAAGTAACCGTCAGATAAATCAGAAGACTCTGGTAGTTCGTTGCAGGCAAAAAACAGTTTAGCCGTGCAGGTAAAAGATCCCGGATGCCCGTACACCATGCGGTAGTTGACTTCCCCGCCGAATAGTTTTTTAAACAGGTCACTCGCATACATACGTTGTGTCGGCATTTCTTCAGATATGTTGCAGAGTTTTCCTAAAAGAGAGTGCCGGTACTTTTCGTCTTTTAGCTCCCCCAGCCCACACACCGAGTAGTTGCCTTTTCCAGCCAAGTTTTTTACTACGTCTAAAAAAGTGGACTTACCGTTTGCACCGCTGCCGACAAGGAGCAGACATTTTTCTAGCCAGTAGTCTCTTTCACAAACGCCGTAGCCCGTGAACTCGAGCAGCGTTTGTTCGATGTCTTTTCTTTCGAGGGTTATGCGTTTTAGCATAGCGTCAAATTCGGGGCAGGTTGCTGTTTTGTCGTAGGGGTAGGGCAGGGTGTATAAAAATTTTAGTTCGGGTGAATGCTCGAGCACCTTGCCAGTAGACACTTCTAGGACACCGTTAGAAAAGTTTATGAAGCCCGGAGTGTTGAACTCGTCGTTACGCACCTGGTTGTCTCTTTTAAGACGCTGCACCCATTCGATGATTACTCGTTCGGGTTGCTCGGGGAAAAATTTGTCTTGTGCGTATTTTTTAAAGCGTAGCTCCTCCCAGATAGTGTAGTGGGCACCGCCGTAGATAAATATTTCCTGGGATTTTACGTCGACAAAATACGGGTGGTCTTTGTGAAACTGTTTTCTTAGACCTACATAGTCAGGGGCTAGCGAGCCTCTTTTACCAACAAGCATAAAGCCATTATCAGCAGAAATAATGTGGTCATCGCCTGCAATAAAAAGCGGAGAAGTAATATTACTATTGAGGTGGGGGCAAGTGCCGCAGCCAGTCCACAAAGTAGAAATATTCTCACAAGTGCGAGGGCCCGCCCCCGACTTTGTGGCAAACGCGTACTTGGCATTGGTTTCAGCAGACGAATATTGTGGGTGTTTGTTGGAGTAGTCATGTACTAGCTCTTTTCCGTTGGGGAGTTTGGATAAGATTGATATGGCTGCCTGCCACGCTGGCTCGGAGATTTCTTTTTGGTTTTCTTTTACATGGACTAAGAAGGGGCAGCCAGAAAGCACGGCATTTTCGTCGAAGTTTAAGCGTTTAATGGCTTTATCTGGGATCTCGTCGTCTGCAGGGTTTGTTGCTTTTTCCTCGGGTAAAAGCGGGGCTTTTGGGGTTTTTACAGAAAGCTTTTCTTTTTTTGTTTTGCCCCCGCCTGCTAGCTCTTTTAGGTCTATGTTTTGTGGCAGCAAAATAGGCTGTACCATCTGACACATGCGCCTTGGCTTACCAATCTTTTCGTTCCAAGAGCCTGGCATCCGCATGACTCTTTGTGGGTCAAAGATTACCGGGTCAAACTCTCCGGCGAGCCCCTCGTCTAAAAGCCCTGCCGTGAGCCGACTACAGGCTAGGGTGTATAATTTTTTGTTTGACTTAAAATAATCTATAGAAGTAATCTCTTCAGCTAACCCGACAATAAAATGCAAACCGTTGCCCGAGAATATGACAGCGGTTTTATCTGGGTCAAGACCAGTAACCTTGAAGAAAGTATTAATATATTTTTCAGAATAGGAGCCATCTTGAGAGATCGTCATCTTGTCGCAGTCAAAAGCGAGGTATTTTTGCTTAACGAATGGTCGTGCCTTGGGCTCTTGAAAAGAGTGACTGGTTTCGTACAGGGTGTAGTAAAGATTGGTGCGGTTATCTGCGTGAATTTGCTCTATGACGCTTTCAGTCCTCGCAAAAAACTCAGACAAAGAAGAAAAAGAAACGTCCTTAGAAAATGGGACTAAAGACGTTTTTGTTTTTGGTTCTTGGAACGCGTTGTGCGCGGGTGTGATAGTGCGAAGACAAAATATTCGGTGCATGCGGTGCCTCAGCTTTTTTGCAGGGGGTCAAATTGTTCCAAGGAAGTTGTTAGAGACTGCCAGAAAGTTTGGGAGACGGTCAAGAAACAAAACAGGGTGCAGACAATTTCTTGTCCACACCCCATTAAGCTAGAAGGCTTCCTTGGAAAAAAGCCAAAGCGGTAGCAGCCGTTTCAGCATAAACTTTATTAAAGGGGTAAACAAGTGACCAAAGTTAAGCTTTCTTTTTATGAGGCTAAAGCTCTTTTAAATTCCTTTAAGGGCTGCGGGGTGGGGTTAACAAGCTTTTATGTGAAAAGAATGGAAGACGACACTTTCGCCATATCCGCTAAAATCATCGGGGGTGACGAGGAAAAACAGTTCACCGCGCTGCACGAATACTACGAGTGGGCTAGTCAAAAAACTAAGTGGGGGTACGACGCTAATGGAAGTTCGGTTCAACCCGAGTGAAATAGCCGGGATAAAAAACGATGACCTGTTTGTCTCCATCGTCAAAGAATTTACTTCTTACTTTGAAGACTCGCGGGTCTTCGCGGGTATGGGCAAAAGTGAGGCTTTATTCAACACCGACGCCATACTTACGGTGCTTATATGCCGCATGCACGAGCGGATAAAAAACCTAGAGGCACAAGCCCAGGTGAAGATCCCTCTGCAAGAGGGGCTTTTGCAATGATTGCTTTATACGCTGCAGTGTTGTTAACGGGCGCTGCGCTTGCCGGGTGGTTTCAACATCAAAAGGCGGTTGAGTGTGAAAGAGGGCTCACCAGATCCCAAGAGTGTCAAAAGCTATACAGCCAAGAGGCATGTGATGATGTGTATATTCCAGACGAGTGCAAAGGTGGCGACTAGTCTAATCACTTGGGTGTTATTGCCTTTTTTCTTTATCTGGATTGTAATAGACTTAGGTATCATATCTAAGATCAAGGGGTGAGGAAAATGGATGTTTCCGCAGTCGGTGGGTTTAGCGTCGAGTTTGTAGCTACGCCAACAATTTCTACTTTAGCGTATTCCATCGGCGACCAAGTTGGTGGCCTTATTGAACTCTTTACTAAAGATAACGGCGGTCGGGTGCGAGTCGGTGCCTGTCAAGCCGAGGACTGCGTGTCTACTCTTATGAGTCTTGTGATACACGACAAGGCTTCGCAGTCGGCGGAGTTTGTGGTCTTCTTTTTTAACGCGCTGCCTACCGTGGCAAGTGTTGATAACGGGGCGCTGACTATCACTGACGCGCAGATGGCAGAAAAGTGTGTAGGCACGGTAGCGGTGACGGCTGCACAGTACCAAACCGTAGCGTCTTCAAGTATCGCATCGGTTAAAATGAGTGACGCTGCGCTTTCCATGCTTTCTAAAGTAGACAATGGACCTTTGTGGGCTGTGGTAAAAACCACTGGCACGCCAACGTATGCATCGGCATCAGACCTAACCCTTAGGTTCTTGTTTTCACAAGACACGAGTACTACCTAATGTTTTGGCGTCGCTTTGCCGGTGCGAGACTCTCAGCCTTTGTGGGCGGGGTAGTTAGCTACGTTTCCCAAGAACTTTTTACAGAAAGTAGCGAGCAGCTACTTACTGAAGCTGGTGAAGATATATTCACAGAAGGTATTTAAGCGATGGCAAAAAAGATTACAGAGCTAACCGCAGCAAGTCCTCTTTCTGGCACCGAGCCAGTACCCGTGGTGCAAGGTGGCGAGACAAGAAAAACCACCGCGCAGGCTATCGCTAACTTGGCAGCGGGCGGGGTTACTTCTGTAAACACCCTGACTGGTGCAGTTTCGTTGCAAGTAGGTGACGGCACGCTAGGTGGTACAGCCACTAATAAGTTAGTGTGGTTAAATGCAGCGGGTGACCTAGATGTTTTTACAAGTTGGGGCGTAGACCCAACATATCTTGGTCTTAACGTGGGACGAGATCAGCCGGTTATTAACGATGGTTATCACAACTGGAATTTTTTGCGGCTGTCACTTGACCCCACCATCGCATCCCCGACTGCGACCTGGGCGCACACCTCACACCAGATTGAAATCGACCCTAACGCTACGGGGTTTTCTTTAGGTACGAGCGGGTCGGCTGCTACTTTTTACGCTATGAGCTACGACCATCAAGGCACGTCATCGACTGGCTATTTAAACTATTTGGTGATGGCGGGCACGATTGGTAACGGCACCGACCCGGTAACTGTCGGCGGCCTTTTGGGTGCAAGCATTTATCCGCAGCTTCTTGCAGGGGTAACTACCTCTGGCCAGGTCGGGGGCTACAGCTTTTCTTTAACGTGTAACGCTGCCACAGTTTTTGGCGCGTCATCTTGGATAAACGTTTTTAGTGACACCGCCAATCTTCCCACGGCACTTACGTCGTATACTTCGTTTCATTCATCGCCGATTATTGGCTCGATTGCTAACAACCACAGCTACGCCGGGTTAAATCTAAACCCTACGATTACCACACTCACAGGTAACGCCGGGGTCATCCTAGCGAATTTGAGCGGCACGTTTGGAACACTGGGAACTAACGGCTTCACTGGTATCAACGTCAACCCAACGATCACTAGTCTTAACCAACCCACTACGATGATAAGTGTGCAGGGCCAAACGACGGCGGGTACTGCTGATTGGACTGCGATCAACATCGGCACTACTTCAGTAAACACCTCGGGCGCGGTGCGGGGCTTAGTCATAAATGTACCAGACAATCTTACTGACGTGGCGATGGAGATCACCGGGCATACGAACATGTCCTCAAACTTTGACGTGGTCTCAGGCCAAGGCCAGCAGTACGGCAACGTCATCGGTGGCACGATGACTATTCCAAACAATGCAACTGTGACCGGCACCGACGTGCTAGCAGATAGCATGGCTTTTACAGTGCATACAGGCAACGCGTCGTCCACGTGGACCACAGCGAGTATTGTGGGTCTCACCACCCTAGGGTTTGTGGGACTAATCACTGGTGACGGGCAAATTAATGGCGACATAAATTTTTGCTTAAACGGATACTCCGATCAGCATAACGGGCATATAAACAGGGTAAATAATTTTAATGCAGCGTCGATCCCAGGCGGTGGTACGGGGACGATGGACGAGGCCGTACTATACTACGGCCAGCAGCCTTTTGGCCCTGTTGCTACGAATAACTGGGGTATCCGCATCGATACAGCCGGGCTAGAAAATTACTTACCATCTCTCGCTATCTCTACGAGTAATAAAAAAGTAACGAACGCTAGCGTTGGCATAGAGATCGGCGGAGAGCTGCAAGCTCTGCTGCTTAGCCGACTGACTACCACCCAAAAGAACGCTTTGACGGCAGTAAACGGCATGCTTGTGTATGACTTAACTCTAGGCAAGTTCCAAGGCTATGAAGCTGGGACTTGGACTAATCTAATCTAAAGGAAAACCCGATGGCGGATAACCCATTTTCTCTAGCGGTGAAATCTGGGCTTGGTAAACAGTATTCTGTGAAAGAGTACTTGATGAAAGTCGAGGGCATGACAGAACAGCAGGCTCAAGAAAAGATGGACGCATCTATAGAGCCTGAGCCTGCGCCCCCTGCCCCTTAAATAAAAAACGGGGCTTAAGTAGCCCCGCCCCATCCAATGCTAGCCCTAAACCTACTTTTTTTTAGGTTTTGGTTTTGTAGCTGCTTTTTTTGTACTACCCATTTTAAAGTCCCCCATTAAAAGTTGAAAATAAAAAGCCAAAGGCCTAAGCCTTTAGCCTAACACCCACCCTGTTCGCAAAGCTTTTGATTGCTCTATATTTAGGGTTACATAATCTTTTCTTAGTTGCAATATTTTTCTTGTGTAGGTACGGTCATAAAACTTTAGCAGGGAAACCATGCAAGATTTAGTGAATCAAGTATTAGCGATTTTTGTTACGTCGTCCGTGGCAGCTTTAATAAAGATGTACTCGGATCTTAGTGTAATGAAGAAAGACCTGAATCATGCTTTTGTAAAACTTAGAGACTTGGAAACAACTAATGGAAAAGTACAAGATACAGCCTTGGGCGCACCAGCTTGCCGCTATAACCAGGGCGCGTGACTACGACGGATTCGCGCTATTCTTTGAAATGGGATGCGGAAAATCCAGCACACTAGTAAATATACTACGTGAGCGGTACACCAAAAATGGTGGCCTATACAAAACTCTTATCATCTGCCCAATCATCGTAGTAGAAAATTGGCGTAGAGAGTTTATCGCACACTCCCACATACTACCCAAAAAAATTATCACCCTAACCGGTTACGGTGCACAAAAAGCTATCGATTTAAGAAACAACTCGAACTCTGCCAACATCTTTATTACCAACTACGAAGCCTTCCAAAACGAAGAGTTTTTTGCAGCGTGTAAGGCTTATGGGTTTGAAGTGATCGCGTGCGATGAAAGCCACAAGATAAAGGACATCCAGACCAAAAGAGCAAAAAAGGTTATTGAGCTGGGGAAAACGGCGCGGTTTAAATACATTTTGTCGGGGTCCCCGGTCCTAAATTCACCGATGGATTTATTTTCTCAATATAAGTTTTTAGACAACGGCGAAACTTTTGGTGACAACTTTTTTGTGTTCCGCTCTACCTATTTATATGACGCAAACGCACACATACCCAAGGCCAAATATTTCCCCGCTTGGAAAATACGCCCAAAATCTTTAGAGGCTATTAATAAGAAAATGGAAGCGAAGTCTATGCGCATAAAAAAGATAGACTGCCTAGATCTTCCGCCACTAGTGAGAGAGGTTTTGTACGTCGATCTTTCTGCAGACCAGCTGGACGCATACACGGAGATGAAAGAAGACTTTATTTCTTATGTAGGCGGTGCAGCGTGCGTGGCACAGCTTGCCATCACTAAGGCTCTTAGAATGATGCAAATACTTTCGGGGTTTGCCACGGTGGAAGACCCCGACTCACCGACGGGAAAAAGAAATTTACGCTTTGATACGTCCCCCAGGCTCGATGCTATGAAAGAGCTTTTAAAAGAGATTACCCCGAATCATAAGGTTATTATTTGGGCGTGTTGGCGGGAGAATTTTAAGGCGATAAAAGAGGTACTAGATTTTTTGCACATAAAACATGTCGAGGTACACGGCGAGCATTCGGCAAAAGAAAAGGTTAGGGCAGTCGATACTTTTAACGAAGATTATGAGTACAGGGTACTTTTAGGCAACCCGTCGGCATGCGGGACCGGCGTAAATTTAACAGCCGCAAGTTACGCGATTTATTTCTCAAGAAACTTTTCTCTAGAACAGGACATACAAAGCGAGGCGAGAAATCACCGTGGTGGTTCTGAAGTGCACGACAAGATTACTAGGATAGACCTGGTGGCAAAAGACACTATAGACGAGCTTATTGTGAAGAGGCTTCACGAAAAGCAGGTAATGGGCGAAACAATTTTAGGCGACATAAAGGGGGCTTTGAATGAGTTGGGATTATGAAGAGCAGGAGATGGATAACATTACCCTGCAAGAGTTTGAGGAGTTGTGTGCTAAAAGCTACGGCGTCAAAGACATGGTGGACGCGTTGGAAGATCAAGTTAAGGGCTTGAACGAAACCAAGGCAGCGATTGACCAGAGAATTATTATGCACATGCAAAAGCATAATAAGACTTCGTATAAAACACAACACGGCACCGTAATCGCTGCCACCAGGTTTGGCGTCTCGCTGCCGAAAGACCCCGACCAGTTAGACGCTTTGTACGGACACTTAAAAAAAGCGGGTCATTTTGAGAATTTAATTTCTATTAACCACATGAAGCTAAACAGCTACTACAAGCAAGAGATGGAGGTTGCAAAAGAAAAAGGGGATTTTGACTTTAAGATACCAGGAGTAGACGAACCAAAAGCGTACACGTACATTCAACTTAGGAGCAAGTAGCATGAAAGCAGTAGTAAAAAAAGAACCAGCAGAGCTATCAAATGAAGTCTTGGCTGCATGGGGCACCGAAAATATCGATGCATCTGACATCCTCATACCCCGCATACTTTTGATGCAAGGTTTGTCCGAGTACGTTGCAGACGACAAGGCACAAATGGGCGACATCGTTCTATCTACCACCGGCGAAAAAGTTGGCGGTAAAGATAAGCCCATGAGTTTTATCCCCATCTGCCACTCAAAGGCCTGGGTGTTAAGTGAGAAGGTGGGGCAAAAGTACGAGTTTAGAGGCACCGAACCACTCACGCCGTCAAACAATGAACTACCGCTTGAGTTTCAAACCCAAGGCATCATGTGGCGTCGGGACCGGTGTTTAAATTTTTATGTAGTTTTGCCTGAGCATATTCAGCGTGAAAAGATGGCGATAGAAAAAGCTTCAAAGGGTGAGCTTCCAGATCCTAACGATGCGCTGCTTCCGTGCGTACTCTCTTTTAGACGTACCTCTTACGGCACCGGTAAAGAGCTTGTGACACACTTTTCTAAGTGCGCACACTTTAAGCTACCGCCTGCGGTGAGCATGTTTAACCTGACATCTGAAAAACAGAGCAATGACCAAGGTACTTTTTATATCTTTAAACTAGCACTAGGTGGAAAGTCGGATGCACACCACATTCAAACGGCAAAACAGTGGTACGACATCATTTCAAAATCTAAGGTGAAGGTGCATGCCGAGGAGAAGGCAGCGGACGCCGAGCCAGCAGTAACCCATGACATGAAGGACTTTATCGCATGATTTTAGCGGGGATTGACCTGGAAACTACAGGACTAAAAACGGACTCTGATTGGATTACAGAGCTTGGCTTTGTGATAAAAAAACATCGCGAAGCTAAGCCCATAGAGCTTAGGTCTTTTTTCGTGTTAGACGACGGTCAAGCCCCCGTCCCCGAAGAGATCACAGCGTTTACCAAGATTACCGACGAGATGCTTGGTAGCTACGGGCTACTACCAGGCGAGGTTTTGCTGCAGTTTCTAAGAGCCTGCAAGACCCACGGCGTGACGGCTTTTGTCTCACAAAACGGCAGGGCTTTTGATAAGCCTTTTTTAGATAGGTACGTCGATAAGTACCTTTTAGAAAAAGACGGGGGTCTTTCTGTTTGGTACAGATCGCTGCCGTGGATAGATATCAAGGTAGATATAGACTACCCAAAAAGCATCAGGGGCAGAAACTTAATTTCTTTATGCGCAGAGCACGGGTTTTTAAACCCCTTTCCGCACGCTGCCGTTTTTGACGCTATGAGTACGCTAAAGATTTTGGATCTTTACGAGGTAGAGCCTGTACTAAAGATGGCAACAGCTACCAAAATTACAGTGGTCGCCGACTGCGGCTACGCGCAAAGAGAGCTGGCTAAGGCGCAGGGGTATAGTTTTGACCCTGCAAAAAAATGGTGGTTCAAAATAATTATTTCCGACAACTTCACGCAAGAAAAAGAAGCGTGCAAAAAAGCCGGATTTTTAACAGCGGAGTATAGGCCAAATGGCTAGACGTCGTCTGATAATAAGAAAAGACCCGGTGGATAAAAAAGACGCGAGGAAGATGCGTGGACGCCCGCCGGGTAAAACGGGGTCAAAGGTAAGACACTTAAAAGTTATATTAACCCCAGAGGTGCACAGTTTAGTAACCGCGAGGGCATGCGCGTTAAACGTAAGTTTAGGCCATTTTATTTTTTGTGCGGTCTACGCTGCAGCGTCTGAGGTACCTTTTGAGATATTCCCGATAAAAGACCTGGGGCATACACACAAAGTGGGTGCTAAAAGGCTAAGAATATTTGCCCCTATTCTTTCGAAGACGCCCCCAGAAAATCCGTTCATATGAACGTGACGAGTGAAAGCTTTGAGAAAACTCTTACCTATCTCAGCGGGCACGACTGGCTTTCTCTCGACACGGAAACCACGGGGCTTAGGCCTTACCACGGCGATAGGCTTTTTTCGGTAGTCATCGCCACTAGTGGCGAGGAGTCTTTTTACTTTAATTTTAACGAGTACGAAGACATCGACCCGCTGCCGGATACCTGCAAAAAAGGTCTGTTCGAGTTTCTGGCACTGCCTAGAAAGTGGTTTCTCCACAACGCCAAATTTGACATGCACATGCTTTTGCAAGAGGGTGTGAGGCTTTCGGGCTTTATACATGACAGCATGATAGTAGGCAGGCTTTTAGAAAATACCCGCCAGGGCTTTTCCTTAAAAAGTCTTTTAAAAGATATAGGCCTAGAGAAAGACGACGGCGTAAAAAAGTACATAGAAGAAAACAAAGAGTGTAGGAGCGTGGTTAGGTCCGAGCACCGAAAAGCTAACGAAACCCTTCTCCACTACCCGCTAGTACCTTTTGAAATCATGCATAAATATGCGTCCATGGACGGATGCGGCACGTATGCCCTAGGACGTGCCCAAAGACAAGCCCTAGAAGATGCCTGCAGAGAGATACCGCCAGGGGCTACCACCCCGCTGCAGGCTTACAACATAGAGGCCGAGCTTTTAAAGGTAGTAGTCGAGATGGAGCATAAGGGCGTGCAGGTGGACATGGACTTTTGCAAAAGGGCTGCAGCCTACGAACTCTCCAGGGAGAAGACAGCGCAAGAAAAATTTAAGGAAATAACCGGCACCGACTTTGTAAACTCTTCAAAAACCTTCACCCCAATTTTTGAGGGCAAAGAAGAGCTAACCTATACCGAAAAAGGTAACGTGCAATTTTCCTCTGACGTGCTCGAAGATTATAAAAGCCCCGAGGCAAAGCTCATACTCGAGGCAAGAAAGCACAAGTCAAGCGCTAATTTCTACCTTTCTTTCCTCGATTACGCATCAAAAAGGGGGGTTATTCATGCATATTTCAATCAATCTGGGACCTCTACCGGGCGCTTTTCCTCGTCTTCACCAAACCTGCAAAACCTGACTAAAGAAGAGGGCAAAACACTAGAGCAAGAGTTTGTCGTGCGTAGGGCTTTTGTGCCGCGTGCGGATTATTTTTTCGCCTTGGCCGATTATGATCAAATGGAGTATCGCTTGATGCTTGATGCAGCGAAGGCGAATGATCTTATAGATAAGATCCTAGGCGGTCTTGACGTACACCAGGCAACGGCAGACATCGCGGGCATCACGAGAAAAGAAGCTAAGACGGTAAACTTTGGTATCTTGTACGGGCAAGGTAAAAAGGCATTGGCCGAAAGCCTAGGTATTAGCATAGACGCGGCGGAGGGTATAAAGAGTAAAATCTTTGATGCATCGCCGGAAATAAAAACTTGGATAGACACCGTGGTAGCCGCTGCCAAGATGAAACGCCGAACCATAAAAAACTGGTGCGGCTTTTTACTGCGCTATCACCCCTATAGCTTTATGGCGGGCGGGAAAGAAATATTCGTGGACCCCGCGTATAAAGCCCCTAACGGGTGGGTGCAGGGTGGGTGTGCCTATGTCATGAAACTTGCCATGATAAAAATACACCAGTATCTAGCCGACAAAAAATCTAGCATGGTCATGACTATTCACGACGAACTAGTGCTAGAAGTCCACAAGGAGGAGGTGTATATTTTGCCTAAGATCAAAGAAATCATGGAAAGTATCTACCCCTCAAAGAGACTGCCTCTTACCACGGGGATGGAGCATAGCTTTAAATCCCTTGCGGACAAGGTAGATGGATGTCCATCTCTATAGAAAAAGAATTAGGCCCAGCTATGCTCCCTTTCGAGGAGTGCATATTTTGTGGTAAAGGTACTCAGTATTGGTCAACATATAAAGACGTGAGCGTTTGCAAGCTTTGTGCTTATCAGCATGAAGAGTGGGACGTACCCTCCAAGGAAGTGTGGGTAAAACGTGGCAGTAAAGCCCGAAACTTTATTCAAAAACCGAATACGCCCCCACCTAGAGCGCCTGCCTAACACCTGGATAGCTAAAATTCAGCAGGTCGTTATCCGGGGGACACCAGATTTTTTGTGTTGCGTTAACGGCCTGTTTGTAGCGTTAGAGCTAAAAGCCACGCCCAAAGACAAGCAAGATCCACTTCAGCTTTGGACGCATCAGAAAATTCTTGATGCACGCGGCATATCCTTAGTAGTGTACCCAGGCAATTGGCTAGAGGTTTATAAATTCTTGGAAAGCATCGCTAGGAGACACTATGATAAAAATGAAGTACCTAAATTTTCGTAATCCGGTATTTTTGCACACGATGGCAAAGATAGCACGCTGCCCCATCAAAGACCCCAAGGCGCTCTATAACGCTTTGCGTATCTCAAAAAAGGTAACGTCTGAGGGTAGGCAGGCGGAAGAGGTTTTTATGCGCCTTTTAAAACAACATGCTGTTTTAGACGCTGCAGGGGGTATTCTGCCGATAGAAGACAAGCCGGGTACCTACCAAATTAAAGAAGAGTCTAAAGGTGAGTGGGAGCAAAAAATTAAGGACTACATGGATATCGAGTGGGAGATGGAAAGATACCCGCTAAAACTAGCAGATATCTCCGCAGCTAATCTAACACCCGAGGAGCTTCACGCGATTGAAGAAATCCTGGACTTGGAAGACCTTAGTACTCTGTAGCCATTTTTTTCTTGGCAACTTCTCGAAGGTCAGCGAGGGATTTAATACCTTCGGTGGCCTTCGCTAGTTTTTGAAGGTGGGGCTTTAGGGCTGCCATCTTCTTTGGGTCGGCTTTGATTTTCTCGGCGTCAAGTAGGGTCTTGGCACACTCTTCTAGCTCGTACTCTTCGTACTCACCGCCGCCACTTTCGCCGTCTTCAGATTCCACTTTTTCGTCGTCACCCTGTGAAGACATCTTTTCGATTTTGACTTTCATTATTTACCCATCCCCTCGCGTTTAGAAACCAAGTCCCATGCCGACGGTGCGGCGTATTGCTGCATCAGTGTTTGCGTAGGAGCAGATAGCCCCAAGCCCATATTCCTTGCCGCTGCCACGGGCGCGTTGGCTGCACGGGCAGCGTCTATGTATAACCCCATCGCTGCGGGAGACGCCGCCTTGGAACCCACGAAAGCACCAGCCCCCGCCATGATAGAGGCAAGGTATGGGTTTTGGGTACCCATCATACCGGCTGCAAAACCCAAGCCCCCGCCAAGTGCCCCCGTTGCCGTAGAGCGCGTGGTGGAGGTAGTACCGCCAGAGGAAAGAGCGTCTTTTGACGCTTTCTCGAAGGTTTTAGCCGTCTGCATAAGAAGCGAGGTTTTCATAATACCTAGCCCGCTATTTTTATCTATAGATTGGATAACGGGCAAGATATCTGACTTAGAGGCTGAGTTTAGTTTTTGCAGAGTTTTTGCAGTAGTGCGCGGTGTTTTAAAGTCGGCTTGGATAAGTTTTTGCGTGTTGGCTACTTCACCGTAGGCTTTGTTTAAGACAGCCATTTCTGGCACCGCTACGCCGAGCGCCTTGGATAGTCTTTGAGATGCGTCTTGCGCGGTGAGCGTTAGGGTTTTATCAGCCTTAGAGCCTGAAAGCCTGCCACCCATTTTGTTCAGCTTAGGGTCAAACATATCTGCAGATTGGTTGAGCGCGTCTTTCATGCGCATAGCTTGCTGCGCTGATACTTGGTCTGGGATATACTGTGAGGGTGAGCCCTCGACTTTCGCTAGTGGCATCAAAGTTACGGGATCATAACCATGCACTAACGACATGTCCAAGGCTTCTTCTACAGATTTTTTATTTAGAAAGTGCTCGTTAAATAAATCATCCAAGTTTTTTAGCACTGTCTGATTATACTCGTTCGGGGTTTCATCAAAAGAGTTTTGCGCGGCTTCTCGAGCCTTCGCAAGAGCTTCTTTTACCCGCGAAATATCCACCATGGAATCACTGTTTTCGACAGCGTCTTCCATTTGTTGGCCTATCTCTTCTTTTTTACCCCCAAAATACCCACGCAAACCATCAAAAATCTGTCTACTTTTAGAGAGTATGCCTTGGTCTTGTAAAGCCTTTACGTCCCCAGGTCTTGCGGCACGCGTTAAAATTTGTGCCGACGGGATACCCGATATTACTTCCCCCATCGCTGGCAGGGCTCTGCCCTTTACGGCGTCGTAAAGTCTGCCGGTCACCCCACGCTGCCCCGCCAGCAGTGCAGCCGAAGTGGTCTTCCCTAAGCCTTTGCCCATGGCTTGCTTTAAAATTTGGGCTTGCGTAGCACCTGTACCAAATAGCGCAGGACCGGCCAGCCCCCCTGCACCCGAGATAAGGGCTTGGGTCTGGTCCACGTTTTGGGGAAGACCTAAGAACTGCCCCGCTTTTTGCTTGGCCACGTCTAACCCATACGAGGTAGCACCCGACGCCGCCATGGCAGCTGGAAGGGCACCCACACCCATAGTGGGTATACCACCAAAAATACCGGCTGCAGCCCCTGCCATCCCACTTAGTGTGCCGGTAGCTATATCAACGCCTGAGTCTACTATGTCATACAGTGCTTCTTTGGGGTTAGCTATTGGGCTAAACCCGGTGTCAGGGTCAAGAACTCTATAGTTTTTTTCTTCGGCGGTTTTCATGAGAAGATCATTGCCCGATATTCTAATCTCTAGATCCGGATATTTTTGCTCTAAATATTTGGCCGATGCCATCGGGTTATTAGCAAAGTTTTCTAAAAAAACTCTATCTACGGCGGTGAGCTTTGGGTGCATTTCTTCGATGGTTGGTAAAGCCTCGGGGCTTTCCGGCGAGGAGGACTCGTCATACGTTAAAAGACCCTGCGCCTTTAACTCCGCTGCTTCTTCCCATGGTGCTTTTTCAGACATTAGTCAGCCTTCCAACTTTTACTGGCAGCCGGATCGCCACCTTGGTAGGTGTAGCTCTTACCGCCAAAGTCTTTTTTAGTTTTACCTACAACATACTTAGAAGCCGCGCTGCCGCTTGGTTTGGCAGTCGCCGTGGGACGAGAAACCTTACTGTACTGGTTTGCGTATTCTTGGAGTACGGGCGCGCTATACTCGCGGTAGGCGGATTTTAGATACGCGGATTTCGCATCAAAATCACCCTTAGTCTGCTCACGAATTCCTTTAAGACCAAGCTTTAATCCCTCTTCACCGCCGCCCTTTAGGATACTCCAAACTCCGCCGATACCTGCAGCGGGGGCGATACCTTCGACGACTAGCCCAATATCTGGTCCACTTAGTGCGCCTAGGTTTGCCGCTTCTTTGTATTTAATTTTTACTTGCGAGTACGCAGAGTCAATATCTTGAGCGCCTTTTCCGACAAGTCGCCCGGTTACGGGGTAACGATTTATAGCGTCCTCGTAGGCATTCAAAGCGCCATTAAACGCGATAATACCTTCCATCTGCTTTGCCTGATCCCGCGTGATAAGTTTTTCTCGGGCTGCTAGGGCTTCCGATGCTTTTTTATCTTTATCTTCTTTGGCGTCTTTGGCGTTTTTTGCGGTGTCATCGCCAGATTTTGCATCTTTCTTTTGCCCGAAAATACTTTGTGTAGTTAGGGCAGAGATTTTTGCTTTTAACAGAGCAACTTCGTTGTCGGTGAGATTGCCTTTTTCTTTGTTCAAAGCCTGCTTTAGTGCGGCGACTGTCGCCTGCTTTTCTTTACCGCTTTCTGGTGCTCGGTAGCTTTGGGCAAACTTGGAACCAGTCCAAGCATCCGTTAGGGCTGCAAGCGGGGTGAGATCGGTTTGGACTTCTTGCCCTTGCAGGGCATTGGTGTACTGGCTTAAGTCGTCGATGCCGCGCTGTTGATTTTGAAAGCTCTGCATCTGCGAGGCCTGAAGGTCAGCCATAGCTTTTTGTTGATCTTCGGTAGGCATCGAGGGGGTAATCATCTCTCCGCTGCCATCGGGCGTGGGGATACCCGAGGGCATTACACCTTGCTGCATCAAAAACTGCTGCTGCGGATTCATCTGAAGCCACGAGCTTTGTGGTATGCGAAGACCCATCGTTAAAACCCCTACATGCGTGGCGGTGTCATAGACTGCAAGTAATTATTTTGGGCATCCGCTTGCTGCTTTTGTAGCTGCAATTGCTGCTTTTGAAATTCATTGGCCTGGCCTGCAGCGTCCATGCTTTGGCTAAGTCCCATACCAGCCATCCCACCTTGCATAGCCGCGCCAAAGGGATCGCCTTTTTGCACCTGTTGTGGCTGCATACCAGACCACGGGCTATAGCGGGCAATCTCGGCCTGGGTTTTTGCCTCTGCTCTTGCATCGCCTTGGTCCATCACACCTTTTGCTGCACCTACGCCAGCCATCGCTAGCGGTAACCAAAATGACATTTTGCTATCTCCTTAAACAGTCTTTTAAATTTAGCTTCTCTACAATTACCAAAGTTTTTCTTTTCAAAAGAAAGAGCGTTTTACCCTCTGCCAAGCATACTTTTAAACGCCCTTGAGATACCCGTGCCCGCTTTTTCCATACCAGACTTTCTATTAGCGGCGGAGCCCATTGCATCGGCGGTTTTACCCGCTGCAAAAAGCTTGGCTTGTTCCTGGTACTTTATATTCTCGACATCTTGCCCCGCCAGCTGTTGTTGGAAGGCAGCGTTGGTATTAAACTGCTGTGCTTGGCGTGTCATGTTTTCTGCCTCGGTGCCTAAGCCTAGGCGGGCTAGCTCACCTTGACGGGCGGTGTTTTGTTTATTTTTGTTTAGATCCCCCATCGCATCCGACGCAACTCTTTCTCTTGCCCCACTTGATAGCCCGCCGCGCATAGCTAGTTGGTTATACGCCGAGGCCTGCCCACTGGCAGACTGTTTTGCAGCGTTATCCATAGCGGCTTGCTGCTCTATTTTTTGCCGCTCGTTTTGTAGCCCAAGCCAAGCCGAGCCGTCTTTCATCTTAAATTTATCTTCAAGCTCAGTCATGCCGACTTTTTTAGGACCTTGACCCAAGATAAACTCGGGGGAGTTGGGGTCTGAGTAAGCGTTGTATGTTGCGCCGCCTGGTTCTGGTCCTGGTCCGCCCGATTGACCTGGTCCCTTGCCGGTATTTTTATTATAAATTCGGGCACCGCCTATAATCATCCCAACTGGACCAGAGCCCAGAAGAGCCGCGTTTAAAAGATCGCCCTGCACGGTTTTATTTCTGGCAGCCGCCAAGGGGTCTTTCACCGTACTTGCAAAGTTACGGCCCATCTTGGCTACAGACTTTTTATAGCCCATTAGCTTAGCTCCTCATAAATAGAAAAGTCGGCTTCTAACTCGTTCTCGCCGTCTGGTGTCATAGTGGCCAAAGTAGAAACCATTTGTGTTCGCTGTTGCTCTAAATCAGGCATAGCTTTTTGAAGGTTGGGGTGCCCTTCCTTCTCGTAGCAACGGACTTTCGCGTATTGTAAAACAAAATTTATGAATTCAGGTATATCACAAACGTCGGTGTCTAACACCAAACGATTGGCATTACGCAGGTACCAGATATTGACGTAGGGTCCCGCAGTCTTTGCCGGGGGTGAGATCAAAACCTTGGGGCTGCCTGGCACCGAGTTGACCATAAACCACATGTAACGCGTCGAGGTTTGGTTGATGCTTTGGACGGCGTATTCTTCGAACTTTCGCCAGTCTTTGACGCGGTGTATTTGGTAGACTTCCGAGCCGTTTTTGTACACGAGGTTTCTAATCTTGTGGGCAAAGATATCAGCGGGTAGGTCGTACTCTTCTTGGCTTTGGACAAGGGTGATAGTGTTCCGCGTGAGAAAGTAATCCTCATATAGCCCGTGTATTTCAGCCTCTGCCTCGTCGATGGCCTCGTTGACGTAGCCTAGAAGCTCGGCAGGCTCAATAGAAACCTCGTCTTCTAAAGATAGGTCTTGCTGAATCTTTGCTCTTATCTCGGCGTAGGTCCAAAATTTAGCCATGTTAATCCTCATACCTCCCGACAAATAACCTGACGGTGCAGGCAGCGTTTGTGGTTACGTTTAAAAAAGTCTTGGTGAACTTGTCAAAGTTCCACGTAACCTCTGCCCCGCCTGTGACGTATGTTTGCAGCACGTCTTTGGGGACAAAAGATAACTTGTGGGCGAGTTGTTTGTTGGTCACCGCCGCGTCAAAGGTGTATTCAAAAAATTTGAAGTCACCCTTTATAAGAGGGTGAGAGTTTAAAAACTCCCATAGCCTTCTAAAATTTTCCTGAGAAAACTCGTTATCAATTTCTTTTCTATAGAGGTTTATCTGTTCGATCATGTCGAGCCTACCTCCCCAGTACTTTCCGTGGTGAACTGGGTTTGTGAGTCGCCAAACGAAGAGTAATGGATAGTGTAAGAGACGAGGTTCATGATCTCGCCCTTGGGGTAGCCGCGTAAAACCCAAGCTAAAGTACCCGTAGGGGCTACCCCTTGGGTATCTGCAAAGGTCAAAACGTCACTAGACCTAGCCGTAACCAGGTACTCTCTCACGTAGCCGTCGTTAGAAAAGGCTAGGTAGTAGTCTACTGCCTGCGAAGGCCAGTCGTACTGTGCAGAGTTCACAAGGGTCGCTAACTTAGACACCGCGTTTACCACCACGCTGCCGATTAGATCCGAGGAAACAATCGCCACAAAAGCATTTTGTAGATAAATTTGCTTGTAGCTGCAGCGTAGAGATTTCCCGGGAAATCTTCGGTACTGGTCTATCAGCCCGTCGTAATTCCAAATGACATCGGCATCCCCCCAGTATACATCCGGGTCACCCCAAGTCAGGTTGGCTCTAAACCGAATGGGGCTGCAGCTTCCAACTATTCTATTTTTGTCGCTGTTAGACACTACTTGCAAAGATAGGTTGGTTTCGTTTTCACACACCACGGAAATGCGCGGTGTAAACTTTCTTTTAAAGTTAGACCCAAAGTTGGTGGATGCCCCACGGTAGTCGTAGCGTATGGTTTGGGTTATCCACGTCGAGGGTATGGAGAAGGTATCTATTTTGGGGTCAGTATAAAGGCTACTAAAGTGCTTAAAGATATAGCCCCTCTTATCACCCCGAAGCATGTTGCCATCTACAAACTCAAGGGCAGTCGGGGCAAAGCTGTCGCCGCCACTCATAGACGTAAAGGCACCGTCAGATACGCCGTCTAAAAAAGACGGCCAGTTTAAATCTAGGACGTACACCGAGTCGTTGTCTGTGGCACTTAGCTCGTCACTTACCGCCCAATAAATACGCCGCGTGCGCGGGTCGTACTTTCCTTGGATTCTTTTTTTACGCTCAGCCGGGGAAGACTGCACGATATTGGCGTGGGTTTGGTCCCACCCCCGGTTTAGCTTTAAGACCTTAAAGGCATCGGTGAAGTAAAACGAATCTTCTCCGCACCAAAACACACCCTCGAGGGTTTGCACCGCAGATTGCGCGGAAACACACGAGGACGTATCAGATATTTTTTGCGCCACCATGCCGCCACGGCCTTGGATGTCGAACACACCGTCAACGCGCCAAGTGGATTTTTTACATAAAAGAATAGTGGTGTCTTTCACAGACGACACGCCAACAATCTCGTCGTCTATGTCCACAAAAAACCGTGCAGGTACAGAGTCCGGGTCCCCGTCTATGCTTTGGTACAAACGGTTTGCGTGAATCTCCGTGCCTTCTTTAGTGTGGGCGTAATAGCCGCGCTGTTGGTTTATATGCATGACCTTGCATAAAGGCGGGGCGTCGTTTTCTACTACGCCCCCTTCGGTGTACATCGAAGCATTGTTTTCTAGGGCTGCGTCAGAAACGTTGTCGGTGAAAGTAGCGGTGTTGTTTTGCACCGTCCCCACTTGGTAAAAGGCATCGCCGTTGTTTACGGTGCGGTAGATAACCGTTACAAAGTCAGAAGCCGCGGTGTCGTAGTTATCCCCGGCACCGTTGGCAAGGGCAGGGATTGCGGCAACGTTATTTTGGTTAGTGCCGGGATTATCCGAGTTACTAACAAAAAGCTCTACGTAGGAGCTTTCATCGACAAAGGTAAGTGTCCCGACTTGGTAAGTGTACCTGCGGGTGAAGCGGTAGATATAGTTTTTACCCGTATTCGCCGTTGGTGTTACCGTGGGTACAGTGGCGTGCTTTGGCAGTCCTGCGGTTCTAAGTCTTAGGGTGTCGGTGTTATCTTTGTATATTTTAAAGGGCTTGGTGAAGGCGTCACTCACCCCAAACAAGTGGTTATTCCACTCGGCTAGAGACAAGTAGTTGTTTACGGTAACCCCTGCCGGTAAAAGAGCGTTTCCCGTCGGACCAGAAAGCTCCGTCCAGGCACCGGCTGAAACATAATAAATTTTTCGGGCTGAGTGCGTAAGTAAGGTAGTACCAAAGTTTTTTAGAGTGCCCACTCTACTTGCCGACGGGACCTGGTAAGCCGAGGGGTCATATATCCCAGATCCGGGACGAGTGAAAAGACGGGCTTTTCTGTCGTACTTTACTAAGACAAGGTTATCAGCTTTTTGGTAACGGTTTAAAGGCGCACCAACGTAGTAGTCGGTTATACCGCCTGAGAAATCGTCCACGTCCATTGGTTGGTAAAGAATCATCTAGTTGTAGCTCACCGTCAGGGCAATAGTGTTATCTATCGAGTACACATAAAAACTGGTGCTAGAGTTTTTTGTAATCCCTAAAAGTAAAACCTCTTGTGAGGTTTGATCTTTAAACGAGATAGCTACCTCGTCGTATAAAAGCCCACCGGCAAGGGTTACAAGCTGCCGGTAGCGTCCATCTGCTACAAGGCTCCATCCTGCAGCGGATACGGCTTGGGTAACAGACACCGAGCTTGCCGCTGTCAGCTTAGAGGAATTTGCCCCGTTGTGGGTATGGTCGTTTAGCTGCTGGATATCAGCTTCGAGGATAGGAAAGAACACACTTCCCTTATCCCCTGTTACCGGCTTAACAAAGCCGAAGCTTAGTGTTGTAGGCATCTTAAATTACTCCCCAGCGGGTTTTTTTGCCTTAGCTACGGCTTTTAACGCGATCAAAATAAACTCGACTAAGCTTCCTGCTTTTATTTTATCGGTCTTTCCAAACCAATACTCTAAAGCCATGTAAGCTAGGGTTAGACCTGGGTAAACTAAATCTAGTGGGGTCATTTTGTTCTCCAAGAATATTTAGGGTTAAAAACACCTCTGAGGTCCGCTCTATTTGCAATTGGCCTAACACGGATAAACGCAGCTTTTTTTACTGCCGTCTCACGGTCGATAACCGTGGAGTCACCGCCCCCGGCTTCAAGCATTGTTGTTTGGTTTAAAGCCATAGTCACATGACTTATGCCCTTGGCGTCACTTCCAAAAAACAACAAAGAGCCAAACTCCGGGACTTGCGTAAGATATGTAGGACCAAGATTTACAAAATACCAGAATAGGTTTTGTGACGTGGAGTCTTCTTTACCCCATAGTCCTTGGCTTCTTAAAATCTCTAAAACAAACCCGCTGCAGTCAAAGCCCTTCATAGGGGTGTCCCCACCCCAAAGGTAGGGCAGGCCAACAAACGAAAGAGCGTATGTTTTTAGTATTTCCTTGGGGTCCATTACTTAACCCCCAAGATAATGCTTGCAGCGTAAATAAAATCTACACCGGGGTGGGTCTCACCTTTTTGCGGGCACGGGGCTACATCTTCTGAATCGTCCATCCTAGACCAGAGATACTCAGTGCAATAATTTTCACTAGTAGGAAGTGAAACAGCGGGGAAAACATCCGGGCTAAGTAGGGTACCAAGACAGCTATCGTACACCCCATCAAAAAACTTATGATAAATAGCGCAATATAGTGAGTTTTTTGGAAGGGCGTCGGTATATCCTCTAAGTATTTTAAGGTCAAAATCAGACATACCAGCGTTAATAATACCGTCCAGATAAATTCCCAGTACATGAAGATGCCCCTCATAACCCAGCTTAACGAAAATTGCGTCTTCCGAATCCTCAGTAAGACTTGTTAAACCAAGCATTCTATAAAGCTGCGCGATAAGCTTAGGAGAAAGCACGGCGCGTGAGACAAGTGTTTCCGTGTCTACGGCTTCACCCATAACCCACTTATTGGCAGCGCCGTAATCTTTTATGCGAACCAAAGCATCTTTGTTTTTTGTGGCAAGTAGGTAGTGATATAAGCCGACAAACATATCTTTTGAAACACTGGACTTTGACTCGGCAGGGTAGCATGAAAAGCTTGGGTGTCTGTGATACTGGCCGGGGCTTTTCTCGGCTTTTAAAGGCTCTACTTGTGTAAGTCCCGCAACTCTAGCCAAACTGCTATAGAGAAGGCTGTCACACTTAGGAGATACAAAACCAAAACTATCAAGTCTTGCGTTGGCAAGGGGAAGGTATACGTCATACTTTTCCTTTAAAGCCTGCACGGGATTAGCGGGCTTTGGCTTATTACTTTTTGGTAGTAAGCCGCACGCGCTAAGAAAAATTATTAGAAACAAAAATTTCATTAGCGAATCCTTATCGCGCGTGAGATGCCTTCGTTGCTAAACGCTCCGGCGCCGTTAGAGTCCATAAAGTATTTGGTGTAAAAAGTTGTCGTCACACCTATCGATACATACCTTGCGACCGAAAGGCTTCCAAAGTTTGACGCTGTGGTGACAATCATCGATTGAATCATCCGCGTCTGCCCTTGGACTGTTCCCGTTGTGTTGTTACCGGCTGCGGTGCCGATTAACAGTTCGGATTGAAACAACGTACCCGCTGAAATATTTGCGGTGTTGTAGGCTTGGATAAGCCATGCACCAGGTGTCAGAACGTGTGTGGCTACGACTGTATGGGCTGCCGTAACGGTAGCCGCTGCCCATGTCTGCTCGTCAATCTCTCCGACGTGTCCCGCCGCTGCCGAGTCGTTGGTGTTGGTCCCAAGAAGCTGCCCGGCACGCTCTACTAAGCCAGAGTTACCTTGCGTAAGGGTGTTGTGGCCGATAGAAAGTGGATTACTTGATTTTACCACGCGCCAGTTATAGATAGGGTTGTTGGCAATACCCGACCACGCTGCTCCGGCACCGGTGTAGGTACTGGCAAAACTAGCATACGTACCAAAAACTACATCTATGTCAGTGGCACTGACTTGGCTGACACCCATGCCGTACTGACTGCTACCGCCGTGGTCTTGAAAGCCAGCGATATTGATTTCCTCACCGATATTCGTCCAGGGAGCAGACGCCCCACCGACTTGTACCTGTAGCTGAATTACATCTGTCGCCATAATTGGGGAGAGAAAGCGCACCCTTTTTGCTCTATAGCCGGTGAAGCTACCAAATTGACTGCCGCCTACACCGTAACCAAAGCCCGTGGTGCTAGTTACGTCCGAGGTGTCGGTGTTGAAAGCATACTCAACACTAGTTTGAGAAGAAAATATTTGAGAAGCTAAGCCTATCGCCGGATAGTAAAAATAGAATTCTATTTTATCGCCGGATACCATCGCAATTGGGTTAACTCCGGTTAGGTACCCAGCAGCGCCGGTGTACCCCGCCACTACGTCCGCTTCGATAAACCCTAGAAAATTTGTATCCGCTGGGTAATAACCGATATTTCCAAGAAGTGAATGCGTTGCATTATTAAAAATATACTGGCCCAGGAAATTAATTTGAACCCCTGAAGGGTCGTTGATTTTACTCTCATCTAAGCGAAGCGTTGTGGGGGGCGTAAGCGCTAGAGCTAGCCCGCCTAGGGACGTCGTGCCTGTATAGTTAAACCTGGCTCTAACATATACCATGTCGCCAACAGTTTTGTGCTTAACTGTAAGAGTCGCTGAAGTCTCGTTAGTAGCCCACCCGGGAGATGCTACCCAATCGGTAACAGACGGTACACTAGCTAACGTGCCGGGACCAACTACAACATCGCCCAAAACAATAGCAGTAGTCCCCGCAGCTCTACGCACGCGAAGCTCGTAGTAATCGGCTGTTGTAGAACTAAACGTGGTGAGCATGACAAAATCACCGAGCGGAATGCTCGGGGTTTGCACGGTAAGTTGAGAGTAGCTACCAGCGTAGTTGCTCGCGCTGTTTGTCCACATCTCTAGCACAAGGTCACCGGCAGCGTACCCAGCGAGGGCTTTTTGCGCCCACTGGATTTTCATCTTCTTACCCTTGTCGGCATCGCCATTCTGGAAACGGTAGTACACGTAATCTGTCGTGCCGCTCACAGGGGTAATTTTTATACCGTAGGGTGATAGTGTTTCACGTGGAACCTCGGCAAGCGTGGCCGTTCTTGCTACGGTGATACCGGCAGCGCTTGCGGTCCAACCAGTGATAGCTGACTTTGCCGAGGGGTTAGTGACATAATTTATTTCACCACTACCGCCACCACTTCCGGCTTCAATCCATTGGGTGCCGTCGTACATCTTGAGAGTTTTGGATACGGTGTTGAAATAAAACCTAGCCGCGCCGCCTGTTGGCGCTGCCGGATCGGAAGCCAAAGATTCAAACGCGGCCTGTTCTAATTGATCGTAAAACTTAGGCATTGCCCACCCCTATTAAGCGATATGTTCCCGCTGGAAGCGCGATAGCACATTCAATTGTTACGTTAGTTGCACTGGTACTATAGATGGTTACTAGTATCTGTTCAAAATTGTTTGTGTTGTCTTTTAGCACCCACTGCGTGGATCTTGCGTCACCTACACCTGACACCGTCACGGACTTAGAGATGTCCGTGCCGTTCCACACCGTATCATTGGTGTAGGCTACAACACCCCCAACTGGCTGCACGGTAAGGCCTGTATCATAGTACAAAAGGTTGTCTGAGGTGTTAAACCAGACTCGCCCCGGATTTTGAGATGACGACGCGGGGTTAGCACCAAAGTTTTCAAGTCTTAACCCAAAATGCTCGCCCTTAGAGTAAATATTATTGTAATAATTTGACCCGCCGCCAAGGTCTACACCCGACCAGCCAGCCGCGTAGGATGCGTTGGCGAAAGGAGAAGTAGTGTCTTTTAAAAGAATTCTTCCCTTGGTAACGTTAGACGTGGACTCAAGCGTTAGATTGTTACTGGCAGCGACACCGCCAGTAAAACTTTGCCCGCCTGTTCTACCTAAAAGAAGTGCGTACTGGGTGTGGTCGTCGTCACCCAAACCCGACAAGGTACCGTGGTCAACTTCACTATCTGGTAAAGACGATACCCACTTTGCACCGTCGTAAAAGATAGTCATCCCAGACGCTACACCGACGTTGATGTCTCTTAGAGAGATAAGGGTGTCTACTGTAACTTCAGAAGGACCATAGCCAATCGAGCCATCGACCCAGAGTTTATTCCAGACGTTGCCGGATTTTCCAAAATCCTCTGCACTGTCAGTCGTCGGGTACGCACCCGCACCAAACTCAATTTTACCCGTTCCATCCGGATCAAGAATGATATTGAGATTACCAGAGGTGGTAGAAATAGTACTGCCATCGGCACGCAGATCATCCGCGTTAAGCTGCCCCGTGATCGAAACCGTGCCAGTAGACGTAACCCCAATCGTGCTAAGCGCCGACGTAGCATCAATAACCCCTGTACCGTTAGCGACAAGCGTTAAATTACCGTTCGTGTTTGTAACCGAAACAGTATTGCCGTCTAACCGCACGTTATCCGCGTTTACTTGACCAGCCGTTGCCGCGCCCGACGTAAGTAAGTTCGCTGCACCAAAAGAAATTGTAGCTCTTGTCGCAGTAATAGTCGCATTACCCGCAGAGTCCGGGTCAAACGTAAGGGTCTGACCCGCATCGGTAACGGTGATTACATTACTCGCAAAACTACCCGTGGTGGTTAGGTTTTCATCGTTAAAGCTTATGGCACCCGAGGTGTCGGTGATAGAGCCACCAGTAACCGTTAGAGTGCCAAAGACGCCTGCGCCAAAAGTGATACTGCCAGCAGCGATACTGCCAGTAGTTGTAAGATCCGCAGCGCCAAAATCAACTGCCCCCGAAGTATCAAGATAGTTCCCTGAGGTGATAGTAACGGTGTCGATGGTAACCGCGTCGGTCCAAATTTTTAGCCAACGGTTTGCCGTAGTACCTAAGCTTACTGTGGAGTCCACCGGGGGTCTGACGTTATCCCCAAGTTGAATGTAGCCCGTAGCTACCCCTACGCCGTCCCCAGAGTTAGAAAACAAAGTTAGATTAGTGTTGGCTGAAGCTCCGCCGTAGACGTTTTGCCCTGCGTAAAGCCCCGCTATGACGTTGCCGTTTACGTCTCGGTCGTCGTAACCGTAGCGGGATACGTAGACGTCTTGTGTTTTTATCTGCCATGCCTGTAGAATAGAATCAGTGCCGAAGTCTACGTCGTAGATTTTGTGCCACGACGCGGTAGCCTCGCCTTCTCTTTGCTCCCAACGGTAGCTGGCCGATTTTCCATCGCCATCATCTTCTACCACCCGCATGTCGTTTATGGTGTTGCCTGCAGCGGGTAGGGCACCAACAGTCGCGACAGCGGGCTTTTGTTGTGGATACAAAACAGCGAAGAGCCAGTCTAAGGCACCTTGAATAGAAGAAATTTGAGCGCCTAGGCCGGGATTGGAATAAGCAAAATCGTCAAGCGAATGCTTGTACGGGTGTTGGTTGGAGTTCCATATCTGAAACCTAGCGTGTTGAAATATCATTCAGGCTAACCCCTAAAATAGTTCCCATGCCGCATCCCAGACGCTGACATATTCTTTCATGTAAAGAACACGACTCGTGGCACCGTCGTAAGCGTACCTAACGACGCTGCAGGGCGTACCGTCTTTTGCGTCGGCGTCTACCGTGTAAACATACTCAGCCCTAGCTGCGCCGTCGTACTCTATGTGCTGCTTTACTAGCTCGTGAGCCTGTGTTTTTAAGTGGCCTGTATCTGCCATGTAAAACCCCTATTCTTTTTTCTTTGGCTTTTTGCTCCACAAAGAACCCAAACCATCCCCTATTTTTTTCCCTGAAGTCCTAGTGTCTTTGGGTGCCTCTGGCACCGGGGGGGCTTTTATGGGCTCTACAAAGTCGAATGCTCTATCTACCGAGTCTATACCTCGCTGCATAAGACTTGGGGTCTGCGCTTTTGCGAGAAGAATTTGTTGTTGCTGCTGCTCTGGTGTCATACCAGCCCAAGGAGATGGCATTTTTCCCATCGTGTACATCCACAAACCTCTTACAAAAAAAGGAAGTTCCCTCCATAGAACTTCCCCCTACTAGTTTACCACAAACCGCCTGCGCAGTTGGCACCAGCATGGATTGAGAAGAGCTAGGAGTGGGGCACTAAGAAAACCTAGTGCCCCACCTGATCAAACCAAACTAGTAGCTGATGCTATGCAGTACGCCGTTGTTACCCGGTGCATGGTAAGCCATTTCTCCGAAGCAACAAATATCGACGAGGTATTGATAGCCATTTACTCCCCGTACCTCAAAATATTGTTTGCCGTCTGGTGAAGAACGCTTTTTAAACATGCCGTTGCTAACAAACTTCATAGACTTGGTATCTAGGGCGACAATGATATCGTCATCCCACTCTTGCAAGCCAACAAGTTCAAGCATCATACCGTTACCAAGTGAAGCGATACCAATTTCCCACCAGCCGTACTGATTAGCTACGGGGTCTTTGGTAACCTTGAATGATCCCTTTTGGACTTCAAGTAGCTTCATGATAGATCCCATGTGCTTGTATGAGCACACAAGCTTTGTAACCTTGCCGCCGCGTGCCTTTTGGGCAACCTTCACAAAAAAGTCAAACAACTTATCTAGGATGTTAGACGCCGTAACGTCTGAGCCAGATACGTTGATGGCTTGCAAGTGTGGGTAAGCAAGTTTCGAGAAACCGTGGAGAGAAGACGAGCCGCCGTTTGCAGCGGAAAGAAGTGCTTCACGCATCGAGATGAATGCACCGTTGGTCAAAACGCCTGGGTGATAACACTTGGCGTTCTGTGCAACTGAGTAAACCGAGACGTCGGCAGCCGCGCCGCCACGAGTAGCCGACAAGGTAACCGAGCCATCCGCTGCTGAAGCGTTAACGTCGATGGCTACGACATAGTAATCAGCCGCTACCGAGTTATCATCGTCCAAGGTTAGCTTTTGGCCAAGTTGGAAACGGTCGATTTTATCAACCAGCACGATACCAGTAGCCGCGTTGGTGGCGTCGGTAACCTTTGCAAAGTGCGGTCCGCTACCAAGAGTTTGGGAGACGGAAGTTTTTAGGTTAGTGATGAAGTTATCAACACGATCTGGCAGGATTTTCAGGAACGTAGACTCTGGCATTTTGCCATCGTGTTCCATCAAATCTCTGTGGTTAAAGAGCATTGTGCCCCAAACCTCTTTCGCCGCTGTAATCTGTCCACGAATGAACAAATCTTCCGACACATCGCTAGATGCAGTCAGAGTACCGTATGAAATTGAGGAAGCCGCCGCACCTTCAAAAGGTACAATGTAGGTTCCAGTTTTCCAGTCGGTAATTTGCTCAACACTTTTTAGGATATAGTCACGTTTTACCAATTCCGTCGTGAAAATCTGATCCGGCAGGTATTGGTTCAACATGTCATTAAAAGAACGAGTAGTCATCGTAGCGCTCCATGCTAATGAAAATTATTTATGCTCGCATCTCATCGCGAAGTTTCTTTAAGTCTTCAATAGACTTAGGCACCTTCTGCGCTGGGGATGTTCCGCGACTTTGTATACTTGGGATTACCGGCTTTTTAGCTGCAGCTTGGCTTGGTGCTGCGACTTGAGGGATAGGTGCAGCTTGCGGGCTACCCATCGGACCAAACATGGCTGCTATCTCATTAGCGACTTGCAATGCGGGCAAGTCTTTCTGAGATGCATACCAGTGGTACTGACCTCTCTCTACAACTCTGGCTCTAAATGCACCGGGTTGACCTACCCGCTCGTCGTACATCTGAACCACCTGCGAAATGTCAGAGCTTGCAAGCGCCTGATCAAGTTCGAAGGTTCTTTGCTGCACACCCAAAGATTGTACTTGCTCGTACATCTTTTGGTTTTCAGACTCAAGCGAAACCGCGCGGAGACTTTCTTGTCTCTGCGTTTCAAATTGCTGCCGCGTTTCGGCGGGAGCTTCTCTTAGTTCGGCTACCTTTAAAGCATACTTTAATACTTCGTCATCGGAAACACCAAAGGACTCAAAAAATGTTTTATAATCCCCGCGCTGACGAGCCGTACCGGCCTGTAGAAGATGCCCCTTAAGGCCTTCATAATCATTGCGAACACTTTGGAATTCTTCTTTTAACTTAACCCGGTCTTGCTTTACAAAGTCTAAGCCGTGAGCTTTTTCATATAACTCTCTTACCGCCTTTTCCGAATCGGCATCTTTGATAGCCTTTTTTGCCCACTCGTCGAACTCCTTTTGTTCGTTCATCACCTTAAAAGAGTAGTTTGGCGTGTACTCTGGTACCTCCGGCGAAACATCCAAAGGGGTAACCCCCGAGCCTGCAGCCGGGGGGCTGTCGTGGCCTGTCGTGGCTATCTCTACACTAGCTTCTGAAGACCCGCCCAAAACCTCGTTCTCTACTGTCATAACTTAAAACCTTTCGTCTCATTTCCGTGAGACTATTGCAGCGGCGTCTGCATAGGATCGACTTGACCCTCTGCAGGCGTCGTTTGTGGACCTTGACCCCTCATAAGCATGTTTGCCATGTCCTCGAGGTTTCCCTGGTTCATCGCTTCCATCTTGTCTGTCGTCATGCCTTGGGCTTCTAGCTTTTTTACCAGCCAATCTAGTGCCTGGTAAGGAACACGGGCGCGTTTTCCAGATTTTGACGGGTCATCTGCGTTAGGCAGGTAGATGTCGCAGCCGACAAGTGCACCGCCGACCGGGATAAACTCGTTTTTAGCGTCCATTGCAGTCTGGGTTTGCTGGGCTTCAATCTGCGTGTATTTCTCTTTATACGCTTCATAATTGGCCTGAATCTCGGGGTTTAAGTACTTAAACCCTGCCTGTTTCATCCTGACGGTGATCTTTCTGATGGCATACGACGAATCAACATAGGGCGAAGGCTCGGGGAACTCCCCACGCTCTAGGGCAAGCATGTCGTTTTTCACAACGTCGGTATCTATCGTGAATTCCGAGAAAGTATCTGCCTTGTTTAGATAAGGCATGTTTTGAATCAACTTGCCGATGTCGTCACGCTCAAGTTTTTGGCCGACGTACTGCAAAATGTTGTTGTAGGCAATAAACTTGCCCATAAGGTTGTCGGCAGTCTCGTCTTGGGGCTCAATTTTGATAATAGTCTGCAGCGGGGTGGTTTGCCGAAACTCGGCGATGTTTACCACCTCGTCTTTACCGATGGCCTTGATTAGTACATCGTCAGGGTAGTAAAACTTGGCTAACTCTAGGGTAGTCTCCCAAAAATCCATAATAAACTGCTCGAGTTTTTCTTTGTACTCAGAAAAACGCGCGGTTTCTCTCACAGACTTAAACAGCAGGGCGTAGGGGTCCATCTGCGACTGCTTTTCGTCAAATTCTTCGGGTATCAAAAGAATTTGGTTCATTTCTTGGATGGTAGCGTCCACGTAACTCATGTACTGGCTGCCGTCACGCCCGGGTAGCACGGTAGGGGGTGCACCCTGGTAGGTAACCCCACGTACCCCTGGAATCAAAGCCCCCGTTGCAAGCTTAGTACCGGCTTGGTAAAGGACCTTGTCGTCTCCAAGGGTAATCTGGTGCATGGCAATGGCCGAAGCGGCACGGTTTATCTCGGCTTGGTAGGGTCTCGCTTGTTTAATCCAAGACCGGCCTCGAGGCGAGTTTTGAAATATATCAAACCCCTGCCACACCACGGGGAAAATCCCACCAGGAAGCTCACCCTCTTCTAAAATACCGGCTGAGGTAGAAATATAAAAATACCCCATCGGGTACTTGGGGCCTTTTCTATAGTAGTGCTCACGAACCAAAATTTGGTCTTTAGTCTTATCGTAGTTACCCTTTGAGGCGTCAAAAACTACGTACTCCTCCCCCGATGCAGAGTTCACGTAACGCGTCTTTTCTGCGTCGTCTTGGTAGCGCTCGAGTAGTAGCTCTTTGTCCACCATTTTTCTGATGATAATACACTCAGACTCTCGCATGTCTTTGGCACCGGCATGTCGTAAAACGTTCATGCCGTAGACTCTCTCAAACTCAAACCCACCAGAAAACTGCGGGCGCTTTTCATCGGCAACGGGCTGACCCTGCTCGTCCACGGCGGGCTGACCCTGCTCGTCCACAGCCTGCTCGTACCCGACGACGTCACCTAAATCATCACGCCACTTTAAAACTACGCACGCTTCTCCGATGTCGGAAAAATCTGCAATGTACTGTCGAACTTTTTCTTTGATGCGGTAGCGCTGTTTGATGTCTTCTTTTACCGAGTCGTTTAGCTCGGCAGCTTTTTGGTCCTGCATTTCTGATTCGTTTTTTGGCAGGATTTTTGCTGTAGATACCGAGGATGTAAGAGCTGCCTTGTAGTACCTGGCAGCGCGGTGAATGTGGTTTTTGGTGAGCCTAAGCTTTTGCGTATCTGAGAGAGCCTTTGAATCTCTAATCTGATTATAATACTTAGAGCCACGACGGGAGTAATGATCACCACTGACAAGCAAAATATTTGATCGTTGCTCAGCGAAAATTTCTCTATCAACTTGTTCAGCCTCTAAATAAATTTTATTGAGGTCGTCTACCTTCTTCATTCAAAAACCCGTCCCTGGATTGTTGCTCGTCGATTAGATACTGTTCAAAGGCAACGGGGTCATCCAACATCAGCTGATTAACCTGCACCTCTCTGAACATCTCTTTTTCGAGGTCGCTATACTCAACTTTTGGCATCCCAATTTCTTTTGGGTTTTCCTCTACTAGAGAGGGTGCCGCCTGCTGCAGGGGGGTTTTTTGCAGGTCCGCATTGCCGTGCAGACCCCTATTAAACGATACATGCAGGTCCCCGAAGCTAACTTTAGAAACCCCGCATTGATGGCATGCTTTAAGAATAGCCGATATATCCTTGGCCGAGAAGCTACGTCCCGCCAAAGTCATTCCAGAAGCTGGCTTCTGAGTCGATGTCGTCCCAACTGGAAGTCTCTTCTTTTGCACTGGATATGTTGACCCCTCTGCGTTCTGCGATTTCCCAAGCACGGTATTCCTCGGCGGTTAGAGCACGCGGTTTTTCTTCTGAAAGATCGGTACTTTTCTCTGAAACCTTAGCCAGCGCCTCAAAATCCCAAGGTATCTTAGTGACACAGTAGCGCATCGCATCACACAGATCGTCCTTGGCAACGGTCTTAGACGTTATTTTTTTAAGGGCTACAAGCTCCGAGGATAGCTTTGTAAGTTCATCATTGTCAAAGATAAACAAAGCGTCATTCTTAAACAAAGTATTTATTACATCTTCCCCGATATCGTGACTCTTCTCTGACTTAGTAAACATTTCGCCTTGTCTCTCAGAGATAGTCCCAAAGTCCTTGGCCTGCTGGTCATACATCTGCAGCCTGAAGACCTGGCTGCCACGCATAAGCCTAAACTTCTCTAAAATGTCAGAGCTAGTAGTGACCACGTAGTCCCCGCGCCAGCCTTGGTAGACATAGCCCAAAGTCTTTTCTGGGTTTACCGCCACAAAGCATATGGCAGCGGGGTGGTTTTTTTCTCCCCCCGAGCCATAGTCCACCGCCGCGTAACGGTCCCAGTTGGTGGGTATCTGCTTTTTGTTTATGTAGTGCCTTGAGGGGTCATAGGCCGAATACTTTCTCATATCGTCGGAAAGGCCAAACTTGCCGTTTACCCGCACGTCTAAATCGTGCTTGTTTCTACAAAGCATCTCTCTTTTTCTAATCCGCTCTTGCGTCCACGGCGAAGGTGAGCCGTCTTCATAAACCAGGCAGTCCCACAACGACACTTGTTGCTTGAAAGCATCCGGCAGGGCTTCTGCAGCGCCCTTTGGTTCCATGGCACGCGCCCAATACTCTTGACCAAGCGTAGCGGTAAACACCATGTGAAAATAGCCGTCGGTCGCTGCCAGCCGCGCCATAATCTCGGGAAATAAATCCTCGGGCATCTCCTCATCAGAAAAAATAGCGTCAACAGAAGACGCCTGCAAAATAGTCGCGTCTTGCTTGTAGGACTTCATATAAATTGGAATTCCTGAGTTAAACCTAATCACAGATATGCGGCTTTTAGACTCGTATTCCACCGTCCACCCAAAATCTTGGTGGGACTTGTAGCCTTTTCTCGGCAAAAACTCTGGCACCCATTTTGTCTCAAACTCTATGGTCGCTAATTCTTTTGAGGGGTACATGTACCAAAATTGTGTAGGTGTTCTGTTCCACAACTCTGGCCACAACTTTTTGTTAGTAGCCCAGTTGATACACTTTCTGATGTTGGTACTAGATTTTCCCACTTGGTTGGCAGCGGTAAGCAGATTTATTTTATTTCTGGACTCGTAATAAGCCCTAGCCCAAGTGTAAAAAGGCCAGCCATAAAGATGCGGTAGGCCGTCAATTAACTCTTGTTTTTTAGCAGATATACGGCTCTTTTGTATCCTCAGCGATGCAATCTTTTTCTGAAGATCCATCGCCTCTCTCACCTTCGCCATTTCCTTGGCTTGTTGTGCCGTTGACTTCAAGTACTACCCCTTTTTCCTGCACCAAATTTAAATTATCGGTCATGCCCGAAAGCCTTTTTTCTAAAGCCTCGAGCTGCTGTAAGTTCATGTCGGACATGTTGCCGGAGTCCACGTTATAATTAACGCTTTCTTGCTTGATGGCAAGCTTTTGAACGATGGCACCTTTCACGCGCTGGTCTAAAAGCTGCACCACTGTGCGTATTTCTGCCATGATTCGGGGGTTGGCACGCTTTACGTACTCGATTTCTTTGCCTACACGCACGGGGACATCTTCCATAAAATCAATTTTTAAAATATCTCGAAGACGAGATAACCCCAGATCCAACATTTCTCTCATGGCAAGGTAGTAATCTTTTGGGACCTCTATGATCCAACGCAACTTTTCGTGTTTGATGGCAACGTAGGCGAGAAAGTATTCCTCTGAACAACAGCCCCTGATGATATTTTCTAGCACCATGGTGCCGCCAGTGTTGTGGGCACGTTGATATTCATCCCAAAAAGAGATGCGTAGCCTGCAGAGCATGTCGTCGGGTTTTAAACTGTGCCGTAGCTCGTCCTCTGTTTTGCCCATGATGCTTTCTGGCAGGCGGTCGAGAAAGGGGCGAAGCTCTTTTGGGACCATAAAGATTAGGGCAGCGGGGTCGTCTTTTTTTCTGAGAGACGTGGGTGGTAATAGGCGATCGGGGGTGGTTTGTCCCGATATGGGGGTTAGATATGAGTTGTCTATTTGGCTGGCCGGTCGTCTTCCCATTTTTTTCACCTCGGTTTTTTTATGGATAGCCTTTGAATAACAATAAATTTTTCCAAGGACCCCCTGCCCCCCCGGTCGAAGATGCTCGGAATCCTTGGCCTTTATCCTAAGCCCCTGATTTTGTTAACTAATTTCTTTGATCATACTAAATAATAGAGAAGCAATCTACCCAATATAATTTTCTCCAATAATTACGCATACTTAGCCTAGGTTTTGCAAAGCCCCGTTCAATTAACATATGTTTTTTGAACGCAGGAAACTACCATACAAAAGGTAAGTATCTAATATCATTGGGTATATATTTCTCTTGACTTTTTTGGGGAAGGCAGGGTGAGGGAAAGAAGGTCGAAAATGGGGGGGAATTTCAGGGACTTACAAATATAATTAATCCCAATACCTATTTTTCCGTAAATAGATATATAAGCTGCGCTACTGAATGATACACGGACACGGTTTTGATGTCAACTAAAATTAAGGGGATTACTATGGTTACCTACAAAGTATGCACGTTGGACGTATGGGGAAATGAAGACGATGGCTATGAAATTAATAATTTCTTTACTTATATCGAAGCACTAGATGAGAGCGAATTGGATGATTTTGAGGCCTTTTGCAAAGAGCACCTCAAAGGTGATCCCTTACAGTATGAAATTGATTCTTGCTCCACCGAATCTTTCTTTGAGATTCGCGTGAAAAAAACCGGCTATCCCGTGCTTCACTTGGATCAAAACAGGGAATAATTTTAGTACCAACAAATTAAGGGGAATTACTATGAAACCACTACTAAACGATATGGTCAAAGAAAAACATCTAGTGCAGGTTTGGAAACGTTTTGCCATCTTCTTACTGAGAGACGAAACGCAGTGCAATTCTAGGCACGCGCAATGCAAAATTATAGCGTCCGCTCTTGAGCGAGAATTAGATGGCGAGATAATCGATTGGCGCGCGCTTCGCGATGCTGCTGATGCTGCTAATAGTGCTGCTTATGACGCTGCTAATGCTGCTTATGCTGCCTATGCTGCTGATGATCCTTCTGCTATTGCTGCTAATGCTGCTTATGCTGCATCTTCTGCTGCTGCTAATGCTGCTGATGCTGCTTATTATGCTGCTGATGCTGCTGCTGCTGCTGGTTATGCTGCTAATGCTGCTGCTAATGCTGATGCTACTAGTGACGCTTCCGCTCACGCATATGCTACCTATGCTGCTCCTGTCTACATGTATACGGCCCACGCATATGCTGCTGCTGATGCCGCTGCAAAAAAAGCCTATAAAGCGCAAACCAAGAAATTGCTCAGCCTATTGCATAGTCAGGACTAAGAAAATAAACACAACAAAGTAAGGGGATTACTATGGACCCGAAAGCATCACTGTTTCTCCTGCTCGACCTAATCCGTCAAGGCGAACTGATCGAAGCAAACCACACTGCAAGGGACCTGGAAACCTGGTTTGCCAAAGACGGTTATTATCCTGATTTAGACAATGAAGAAGTGCGCTCGTTGATTAGTGCATTGATTAATCTGGCTTGCTTGCAGCAAACCCAAGATGCCCGGGGTGACCAGTGCGGACACGAGAAAGCGTATCAAGAGGATGGCGTGAAGTGTCCAAATTGTGGCACGGGATCACTGAAGCAAAATAACCTAATCGATAGGAGTGACGACATGTCACTTCATAACGATCTCACGTCAGACGAAGCCGAAACACTATGCATTGCTGCGGGATTAAGTTATCTCGGCAGAGATCCGTACAGCGATCATCGGCATCATGTGGCCGAATGGTCGGAAGGCAACAATATCTATCTCAGTGTTGGATGGATCGCCACGGAAGCAGAGTTTCTCACGCTACTTGAGAACATTGAGTACAGAAAGAGCATGCAGGGGCACAGGGGATAATTTTAGTACCAACAATTAAGGGGATTAATATGAGTAACCTTAACTTACTAGTAACAACACTGCAAAAATCAACGGACAAAAAAAGCGCGCGTAGCTATGGCTCAAAAGTTAATTTTAATGAAGGCATTATCTTTGCCACCGATGGTTTTTTCCTGACATACGCTGCATCACCCTTTCCCGGTAGGGGCACGGTGGACGCAGGTGGACCAGTGGAGAACACCATACCGCCTGCGATTACTGGTGTTTTAAACACGTGCAAAAACGACCCGATCCTCTTTGAGATTGATCCACACAGGGTTACTGCGCTATGCGCTGGAGTAAAAATTGGCGCTGATTTACTAATCTGTATTGTGAGTGAAGGCAAAATGTTTTTGTGTGATCGTAAGGACATGGGTAATTTTGAAGGTTATTACTTTCCCGCCAATTGCGTAACTAAGGCCATACACTACCAAGCAGCGAAAGCTTTCGTAACCGCTTCAGGCCTTGGCTTTTCAAATGAAATTTTTGGATCATTTATCATGAGTATGGCAAAGGAGAAAGCATGAACCACAACAGATTAGTCAACGCCCTAAAAAAAGCAGGCATGGTCGTTACCGTGGACAAACCAGGTGGGATAAAGTTTCTCGCAAAATCACCCTCAGGAGGTGAGAATTACTTGGTATGGTACACCCAATATGGCAGCGCCGAATTTGGCTAGGCGAAGAATAACCTAATCGATAGGAGTAACAACATGTATATGCAAACACGGTGCTATCACTGCAATAGCTTAGAACGCAGGCCACGGGAATTGCTGGTCACTAGCTTGGAAAGAAACAGTGCAGGCAAAATCATCTATGAGCGCAGGTTTGAAGATGCCGAGTTATGTGATGCTTGCTTTGAAAATTATAATGCTTCGCTCAAACTGACGTTGAACACTAGGACACAACTAATAGGTTATGCCGTGCTCTTGCTCAAGGCAGCGGTGATTGCCTTAGTCCTGGTCGGCGGTGGCCTCTATTGTGCAAAGCAATACGGCAATGAGAACGCTTGGTGGAAGGAAGGTACCGATGCCTATAAGCGCGTTCATTCCTGGCAGGGTAAGCCCTGCGATTGGGAAGAAGAGCACAACTGCGAGATATCGCTTGGCAGCGTGGTGCGACCGTCAAAACGATTATAAGACACCCTAAGACCCGTCATCGCGCCGTGGCGGGTCTTACCTTCACCTAAGACCCCTAAGACCCCTAAGACACCTAAGACACCTAAGACACCTAAGACACCTAAGACACCTAAGACACCTAAGACACCTAAGGCCATATCCTGCAGCGGTGGATGACCCCCTGCAGCGCTCTTGATACCGGGTCATACCCTAGGACCCCGGACCCTGCTACAAGGCCGTATAACCGATCCTATCGGTCCAATGACTAATCCCACCCATGCCCCAATGGGTAATCCTACCCATAATGGGTAATCCTACCCATAAGCCTAATGGGTAATCCTACCCATAATGGGTAATCCTACCCATGCCCCCTAGATTTTAAAACCGGACCGGACCGGCCCGCCAGAAACCAAAAAGGGCTCTTGACGTAGATTGGGAAATCTAAACTTTTGAAACCCAAATTTGGATTCCAAAACCTCGTTCCAAAACCCACCCATTTTTTGACCTAGAAAATGACCTCAAAACCACCCCAAAATCGTCTTTTCTGGGAAAATCCACTTACCATAACCACAACCACCCCAAAATCGGCACCCAAAAACCTGCAAAAATCCGAAAACCCACCGAATTTCTGAAAATCACCCGAAAATAGAGGAGACTTAAGTGCCTGATATTATTCAAAACGGGGACCCAGGGGAGACCTGGCAGCGTTTTCCTAAACTCTCCCAGGTACGTATAAGGAATATAAAACGCTGTATAATATATATACACCTGTAATTCTTATACGAACGTATATATTATAT